CTTGTGGGTCTGCGGTAGGAAGTATCTCCTTTGCTGCTAGAAGCGTGTTCTGGCAGGTGTGGACCTTACCATAGCGAGCAGTGTACTCATCACACATAGCAAGTCCATGAGCAAGCAACCACTGCCAGTTAGTTACAAACTCATTTGCCCAGATAGTACATGGATGATTACGAAAAGCACCCTTCTCAGTGGCATAGGGAGTACCATCTGCTTTGGGAAGAGTGCCGAAGTTGTGACCCCACTTGTCAGAGCACACAATAGCAAGCATCTGACAGGTTTCTAAGGGCATCTTGACAATGTGTTTGTCAGGAAGAACCATGGCGGACTGCCATGGATCAGGGTCAGTCACAAAAATGTTCATCCGAAAGTAGAATCAGGTTCTAAAGCAATATAATAGGTCAGGTCATGATTCTTGGAGGTAAATCGTGACAAAAGTTTTTGTGATACAGATACTTCATATGTTCCTGGAAGGACTTTAATATTCTCAACTTTAAAGTTAAAAGAGAACTCTGCTTCAGTTTCACCAACAACTACAGCATAGTCATTAGAAGTGTCGTTCTTCTTATCACGAACAACCAGTTTGACCACACCATTCTCACCAACAGCAGAAAGATCAGGCAATTGATATATGGCAGCAGCTTTGAGTAACTGTGCTAGTTGATCAGTACTCAATTCGAAAGATACATCTTCACTAGGAAGTGTGATTTCCTTTTCAGGGGGAGTTACAATAACATTAGGATCTGCAAAGAAATACTTAGAACGGGACTTGCCTTCACGGATCATTACATATCCATCATTAGCAAAATCAAGTTCAGGATTTGAATGCAAACTCAGACCATTAAGAAATTGGTTGAGATCATAAATCCCAAAGTCTTTCATAAACTCTTCTGTGACAGTTGCCTCAGCAAGAATGTTTTTCATCACACTAATAGTGCGAAGTTTTCTACCCTCTTTAAAAAGAATGGACTGATTAATTGAAGAAAAGTTCTTCAGAACTGAAATGGTTTTATCAGATAGTTTCATAGTTGTAGGTTTCAGTTTCATATCACTGAGGATAGGTTTCACGTTGTGCATTTTTGTCATTGAAATGCATTAGAAGAACAGCATAATGCAGAATCTTCATAATGTCACGACGAGCAGTGCCCTTCTTATCATATCGTGACGCATACTTGAGGATGTTGCTGCGACAGAATGCCTCACCATCACCACAAGCTTCGATAAGATCAAGAGTTTGAATCTTGTCATCACCAGCAGAATAATGCTGTTGATATGTTCTAGTAATGTAATCTTTCAGTTCTTTGATAATTACATCTTCACTATACTTTTGTTTAGTATTAGTCGAAGGTTTGGTGGAAGTGGGCAAATCAAAAGAAATATTATCTTGCCCACCGATGACAATAGTATCTGGAGATGCAGTACCTGGATTACCAACAATACTGAATCCGTCTTCTTCCCAATAATTTTGATTGGACATATTTAATTCGTCAAATAGAAAGGACCATGAGTTAGTCATATTATATCAGGATTGTACCTCCGCGTCAATTGGCATCACGAAGTCAGCATCAACCTTATCATACAGTTCTAGGAATGCTTGCTTGGTCTCATCATCAAAACGATTCACGCAGACTTGAATTGCCTTTGCCTTATCATTAAAGATGCTGTATGCACGAACGATATGAACCAAGCGGCGAGTGCTAATGATCTCTTCAATACCACCATCATAGAAAGTCTTACGGATGATGTCTGCCCAATCACAGAGGCGCTTGCAGAAGTCTGTATCACTACAGAGTGCCATAAGGATCTTCTGCTCTATTGCAGAGGCAGGATAGGACTGCTCAAAGGTTACAGGGAATCGCTCAAGGAAGGCTTCGTTAAGCACGTTAGTTCCAATGAATCGTCCGTCGTCGCTTCCTTTACCTTTAGTATTTGCGGTTGCGAATACGTTGAAACCTTCTGCGGGCGTAATGTATTTGCCAATCTTCTTGAGGAAAACTCCTTTTCCTTCGAGAATAGATTGGAGACAAAGGATTTTGTTTGAGGCAAGGTCGATTTCGTCAAGGAGCAAGATTGCTCCACGTTGGAGTGCTTCAATGACTGGTCCATTGTGCCAGACGGTTTCTCCATTAACAAGACGGAAACCGCCAATAAGATCATCTTCATCTGTTTCGATTGTGATGTTTACACGGATAAGTTCTCGCTTTGTTTGGGAACATGCCTGCTCCACAGAGAACGTTTTACCATTACCCGAAAGACCCGTAATGAACGTTGGATAGAACAGACCGGACTTAATAATCTTTTTAATATCAGCGAAGTTACCAAAGCTGACGAAGGTATCATCTTTTGCAGGAATAAGGTTTTGCTCGACAACAGGCATTGCAGGTGGTGCCTGATAGGTTTGCTCTAGTTTTTCTTGTACAGTCAAGTTCCACTTTCCACGACTAGTTTTGTACTCAGTGAGTTTGTTAGTGACAGTTTGATAGTTCGCACCATTCATAGCACACCAGGCACGAATATCAGCAGCAGCAACAGACTCACCATACAACCCTTGAAGGGAAGTGCGAATGAACTCAGGTGAGAGGGACATTTGGTTTGTTTGAACTGAAGTTATTATAGGGCAGAGTGGGGCAGAGTCGGGGGCAGAGTGTTCACTTTTCAAACCGACCATACTTAAATTTCATTGCAGCCAACAACCATGCATCAGTTAATTTCTTAGGACCCTCTAAAAGAACCTTACGGATCTTAGGATTAGTTTCACTTTGAAGTGCGATTTCTTTCCAGTTCATGCCACCAAAGAAATGAATTCACCTAGAACTTTCTTATTTAGTTTCTTTGTCTTCAAAGATTTTACGAAAGCAGATTTGATTTTTGCTTTTGTTGCACCATCATCAACATCAAACTCAGCATCTTGTGATAATGCAGTTGCAGACAATCCAAAGTATGCATGATATCCAGACTTCTTAATACAGAAACTTTTATTCTTTCTCCAATCAAACATAATTTTATCATAATCAGTATCTCCATAATTGTAATAGAGTTTGATAAAGTCATTTGCTCCACGACCCTCTAGAACACGCATACCAATAAAATTTACTGATGGAAACTTATCACGCATATTTGTCAACAAAGTTTGAGTGAAACTATGCCACCCATAGTCAAACTTATATGTATTACCAGTCTTACGATCACGAAGAAAAGCATGACCAGGGTGAACACGACGATATCCCATATAACTATTACTGGGTCGAATGATTTCAACATTATATCCAATATCATTTGCCTCACCATCAGTTAAGATGACACACTGAACTTTCTGAAGTTTATTCTCTTTTTGAAACTTAGGTAGAATTTCATGAAGAGATACAAGAGATTCATTCAAAGGAGTGCCAGAAAGACTCAAACGAGGACAAATGCTAAAGGTTGCTTGAAAGTAATTGTTATGATAATTAGCAATACGCCAGATGTTCTTCATCTGATGCTCCAGATTTTTACCACTCACTTTACTGGTGAGAATATTCATTAAAGAAAAATCATCACCAACTGTTAAAGTATATTCTTTCTTATCAGTGCGATTTCCAATTTTTGCAGGTTTAATAATTTCTCCAGTATTTGAATCAAACTCAGGACGTTCCCATTCATTAGTAAACGCATAAACATCAAACGGAATACCAACTTTCTTACAGAACCAAACAAGATTAAACAATTGCTTGCATGTATCCAGTAAAACACGGCTCATAGAACCAGACCAGTCAAGGATAAAAACTAATCCATGACTTTTACCATCAGCAAGTGTAGTAACTTTTTTGAATAGGTCTTCGTTGTATTTGTAGGTGTGTAGTTTAGTTGTATCCAAGACTCCTGTACGTGCTGTAGTGGCACGAGCATATGAGTCTGCTGCTTTCTTACACTCAAACTCTTTGACAAGGTAATTAACTTCTTTTTGTGCAGAACGTTTGAACTTAACAAACTCAGTATCAACTTCACCAAAAACTTCTACATAAGAAAAATTTTCTTGTTGACGATCAAACCAATGATCAATTTCACAATGAACCTCATCATTCTTAGCAATCACTACATCAAGATTGACCTTAGGAACTTCAACATATACATTATCAATAGCACCACTATCTACAAGAGATTCAATCTTTTCTTGTAGTGCATCAGCAGTCATGACTTCAAGTTCATCATCATAATTACCTGAAGATGATGGTTGTTGATTTGTCACTTCAGCATCATCAGAATCACCAGAACCCTCAGATTCAATAGGTTCTATGTCTGTCAATTCATTTGCCGGTTGATCAGACTCACCACCAATCTCTGGTGGCATCTCCATATCATCTACTTTCTCTTCTTTTTCATTCTTACAAAACAAATATAATTCTTCTGCTGCTGTCAATACTTCATCAAAAGTTTCGCAATCTTCGATCATACGAATGATTGTTAGTTCTTCTTCAGTAAAAGAAATGTCTACAAAATTACCGACCTTAAAGTATAGATTTGCACGATCAGCAAGATTAAGATCAGCAACATTGCTGTCAGATATAGAGAAAAAGTCTTGTTCTTGTAATTCCTTATAGCCATGATAGAAAGTTTTTGCTAGTCCAGCATACCTACGTTTCATCATCTTTTCAATGCGAGCATCTTCCACTACATTCACAAATTGTGGGGGAACTGCTACCTTCTCTAACCAATTCTCATCTGGTGTAAAAAGTGCGTGTCCCACCTCATGACCCACCAGAAGGTCATATACTGCATCACTTGCCTTATCCCACATGGGAAGAGTCAAGACACGGGTGTGGACATTGAAGCAGGCAGTCTGGGTCTGTTTGTGCTCTACCACCAGATCCTCGGTGGCAAGGAGTTTGGCGAGTTGAGATTTGATTTCTTGCTTGACTGCCATGGGTTTGTCTCGTATGCACCTATAATACCAAACCCCCACCTTACGGCGGGGGCTTTCGGTGACAGTTCTCCTAGTGTCTACTACAGGTTAAGTCAACATACTCCTACAAACTCTTTTGCATTTTGATTGAGTATCATCACATTCTATTAGACAATCATAATAGTCATTGATTTTGTCTGATTCCTCCATCGATTGATCTAATGTTTTTGTTAACTTTTGGATGCTTTGTTGCCACCCTGCTAGTTGATTAAATGAAAGTAAATTGTGCATGGTATCTTCCTCATAAATTACAATAATAAAGAGAGTTTACTCCATCTATTTCTCCAATTCTGTTACTATTTAGTGTGCGTATCCTAACTTAATGTATTTTTGTTACATTTAACTTATTTTTTAAAACTAAACTATTCTTTACACTAATAGTTCTGGATAAAGGTATTCAATGTCTTTAATGTAAGAATTCTTAATATTGTTTGATAATGCAGGAGTTTTTTTAAGTTTATTTCCTTCGTCTTTTGATTTTGGATACTTAGCATTTTTATTAAAAATTAATTTAACACCTACAATATCACTCAACCATTCAAAAAATTGTTCGTCCATCCTATTTTCAAATTTCCAAATGTGAGTATCGTTTCTCAAAAACTGAATCTGAGGTCTATACCAATTAAGTGCTCCTTCTAATGGCAAATTTGTAATCATAGAGGGAAACATAATTGGATCCTCCATTACAGATTGAATATCATCACCATAAGCTCTTTTGAGATAAATTGATCCTGAAATAAATCTATCGATTGGATTTCTTACAATAGAAAAATGAGGAATACCTTTGACATCAAGATACTTTTCATACCAGGGTCTATGATAATGTGCAATCTCATATCCATTCACAACAGACATTACACCATAACCATTATTAAGATGACTATCTCCCCACTCAAAATTATTTTCTAAAAGACTAGACTCTACAAATCTACCAGCAGTTCTAGGGATATGTGCAAAAAATACTTTTCTCCCTGTATCCTTGTGTATGAATGTTGGCATCAAACCATCCGACTAAATCCTTTTACTTTTTCAAATCTTATCACGTCTGCAAATTTATCATGCAGTGATTCTTTATGAGAGATGACAAATATGTTTGCATCCTTAATTACAAATCGAATGATCTTTAAAAATTCTTCCGTTCCAAATCCATCAAGAGAACTATCAAATACTTCATCCATAATCAATAGATTAGTATTAACAGAGTTCTTCATTCTTGCCACCTCTCTCCAGGTAAACAAGAGTGCTAAATCAATTCTCATCTTCTCTCCCTCGCTGAAAGAAGAATAGGAAAAGTTTTCATGGATTGGTGACTGGACGGTTTCGTTAAATTCCTCATCAAGTGTAAAGTTGATGTAGAAGTCCATCATCTGAAGATAACGGTTTACTTGCTGATTAATCAGCGGTAGATACTTCTTGATGATTTTAGATTTGACTCCACCGTCTTTAAGCAAACTATACGAGAAATCGTAATAGTTAATTTTGTCCTTCTTTGTTGCTAGATCTTCGTATGTAGTTTTTAAGTTGTCCTTAAAAGTTTCTAACTTTTCATGCTCAGTATTTCTGTTTGCAAGGTTGTCGGTAATTCTTTGAATTTCCGATTCCAGATCTCTGACCTGTCTTTGACATCCAGCGATCTTAGTATTGTTTTGAGAAATGCCATGCGTTAGTGTAGTAATCTCCTTTGATAGGACTGTAAATTGACGCTCTCGCTCTTCCTCCTCTTTAATTGCCTCCTCCAGTTCTTTATAACCAGATTGCAACTCTTTTGCTTTATTTTGAGCGTCGTTAATCCTATTTATTCTGAAGGTCTCTTCGATAGACTGATCACAAGTAGGGCAGACCGTATTCTCTGTGAAGAATTTATGTTCCTTGGTTATGGTTGCTACTTTATTAGAAATCTTACCTTTAAGATTTCCTAGTTTGCGAAGTTTACTAGTTGCTCCAGTTACTCCTTCAATTTCTTTGTTTAATTTAAATACATCCTCTTCAATGAAAGCATTATCATTCATCAAATTATTTTCTTCAACAAGAAGTTCTTGAATTTTATTTTCTTTTTGCTTTACGTTTTCTTTTCCACGGCACTCAAGTTCTTCAATAAAGTTTTTTTGCATTCTAACTTTATCATTGAGAGATTCTTTTTTAAGTTCTAAAACTTTTGTCTCCTCTTTGATTACACGAATCTTATCTTTAATAAGATTATTCATCGATGAGAAGATACGAATATCAAGAAGATCCTCAATCACTTCTCTACGGTTAGATGCTGTCAGTTGCATGAATGGAACAAAAGTGCTGCTGCCCAGAATCACAATCTGAGTAAACGACTTATAGTTCATCTTCAATACATTTTGCTCCAACCACTTTTGCTGGTCCAGAGCTGCAGCAGATTGATTTAATACACTACCATCTTTATGAATTTCAAAAAGATTTGGTTTGATTCCACGAATTACTTTCCAATTAGTAGTTCCAATACTAAACTCAACTTCAACTACGCAATCTTTTTCATTAACAGTATTGATAAGTTGTGGTTTATTAATTTTACGAAATGGTTTTCCAAACAGTGCAAATGTAAGTGCATCAAGCATTGTACTTTTACCAGCACCGTTTGTGCCAATCACCAGGTTAGTTGAATGATTTGTAAAATTAATTTCAGTATTTTGGTTTCCAGTAGAAAGAAAGTTTTTCCAACGAACCTTTTCAAATAAAATCATCTTTTGTTTCTGGGGGAATTACAAGGTCATTTTTAGTGATAATAGAATATTTGTAATCATGTATCTCACAAGTCTTTACCATTATCTCATCATCAACTTCTATAACGTGCATATCAGGACTCCCTTCCTCCTCCAACATCATAGCATATCTCATCGCATCATCCTCTTCATCAAACAGATAAAGTATTTGTTCGCCTTCTTCATCCGTTACAGAATATGCACCTTGAGTTTCTTTTCCATAGATTGTTAGAATAAACATTTCAAATTAACTCACATGCTTCTTGATAAGTCATTCTCATAATATTCTGTACCCTAGATTTGTCAAGTTGGATTTCAGATTCTTGAATATATCTGTTAAGAATAGAAAGTGTATCTTCTGATTCAAATGCCTCAAAATCTTCTGCTGCTTCGATAACAAAATTTTCAACAACTTTTAATTCAAATACATTTGATTCATATAGTTTGTCAATAAACTTTTCAAATTTCTTGATGTCTGTTTTTTGTCTGACAATTACTTTTACAATCTTGTTCTCATACTCGCGAGCATCAAATGTTTGATAATTAGTATCTTCGTAGTAGATATTATAGAAAAGTCTATATGGATTATTTACTGGAGTATGCTCTAATGTTTCTGTATCAAAGATATGAAATCCACGAGTATCATTTACATCATTCCAGAACATCTCATAGGGATTGCCCAAGTAATAGATTCGTCCATCATCCGATCGAGTGTGATAGTGACCGGAGTAGACCTTCTCGAACTTTGAATATAACTCGCTTGCATGACCATGATCCATGATGACGCCTCTATGAGCTCTAAATCCTGAGAGTTCAAGGTGCCCCATCGCACACTTGCTATTTGAATTTTGAATAAATTTAAAAGTACTCTCTTCATTGTCTTGATTTATCCAGGGAATAAAAAGTATATCTCGATTGTCTATCTTAACTTCAGTTGCTTCTGAATATACTGTGACATTATCATACTCACGGAGAAGAAGATCAACAGCATTGACCTCATTAGTATTTTTATAGTATGCAGTATGATTACCGACAATAGTATGAACACGAATACCCATGTCCTGTAGTCTATCATAGTAATTATTCTTTGCCCATGCTAGTGCAGAGAAATCAATACCTTTACGACTATCAAAGGTATCTCCCATATCAATCACTACCTTGATATTGTTCTCTTCCAAGTATGGGAAGAAAATATCATTATAGAACTTTAGAAAGTAATCGTGAAATAACTTAGAGTTTTTACGAGCACCAAAATGCTGGTCTGAAATAATGACGACTTTCATTAATTACGCAACTTACTGTGAACCGCATCTTTGATACTATTATACTCAGAGTAGTTGGATCCGTCAAGGGTGTTGTTGTCGTCAAACACCTCACTGTAACCAGACCGTTCAATAATCTTGTTCTTGATTTCTAACTGTCTTTTCTCTCGCTGAATACGACGCAGAAAAGCATAATGAATAATCTGAGTGAAATACGCAAAAGGATTCTGGGATTTCTCTGGGTTAAAATTATGTATATACTGAACGCAGTTCTCAATTCCGTCAGAGATCATGTCTTCTTTAAACATGTAGTTGACGAAGTTTGGTTTGAATGATAGATGATTTGCAATCTTCAGAAAACACTCACCAACATATCTTGGAATAGGTGGTTTTGTATCCCACCTTCTTGCTCTCTCTGATTTATCCTGTTCTGAAAGAATCTTTCCAAATTTCTTTCTATATGAAATTTCAACTAATGTTCTATATTCAATCAGAGCAGCAAGGAACTCTTTATTATTGACATAATGTTCGGATCTTTTTCTCTTAGCCATACCCGACTGAATCATAACTTTAACTCATAATATGTATAGATTATATCATCTATATAAACACTTGACAAGTTCTCAAATGTCCTATAGAATAACTCTGTTAGGGTTCATAGGGATGGCTTAGGTATTCTTAAATATCTTCTCTAGAATCTCTTTCATATCGTTGACATTACCGATACGACCCATCTTACGATCTATTGTTGAGTTGTTTCCTTTTTGTTTATTTGATGTTCTTATATAATCTTGATACATCATTATCATTTCTATATCAGAAGACTCAGACATTGTTAAAACATCATTCATATTAAGAATGAACATGTCATCTGTTGTTGTTTTTAACCATGGTTCTACTTTATAACCAACCACTCCTACCTTGCTTTTAATTTCTCCAACAATAATTGGATTAGAAACCAATAGCATAGTTCTATCATCTTCCTCTGATGCAGCAACTTTGGCAAAAAGTTCCTCGCCAGTCTTTAGTTTTAACGTTGCGTAAAAATCGTCTTCTATCATACTTTTAATTGAATAGTGATTATTTCATAGTTAAAATTTTCTTCATTATACGTTTTAATTCTTTCTATAAAATGATTAAGTGTGTAATTTCTTCTATTTTTTGTAGAGCAATCATCTGAGATATCATACAGAGTTGCTTTTACTTTGTCTTTTCCTTTTCTAAGTACTCGTCCAATACTTTGAAGATTACGGATTCTGGACTTACTTGGAGAGGCAAAGACGACATTATGGAGATTTTTAATATTGATACCTGTAGAAAAAGTTCCATAGGATGCAACGATAATAGCGTTGTTTTCTTTCTCAGTAATCTCTCTTACTAATTCCCTCTCTTCTGCATCTACTCCACCATGTATAAAAAATACCTTACGGTCGTCACTCTTGTTAGTATTTATCTCATTGTAGAGTATGGATCCATGTGCTTCGACTCTTGCATAAAGAACAAGTGAATTACCTTTTAGATCTAAAGCAAGATTACGAATAAATCTATTGCGTTGTTCATGACTGATTAAATACTGTATCTCATCCTCATACACATCAAACTTTTGTGGAGGATGTTTAAGTACAAGACATTGAATATCAAGTTGGGATAAGTGCCCTTGTCTCATCAACTCATCAGTTCTTGTCACTTTATATGAAGGACCAAAGAGACCCTCTAAGACCCACTTGTGCGTCTGTGTGCCGTCTAAAGTTCCAGTGAATCCAAATCTATACTTGGCATGATGAAGTTTGGTCATGATATTAATCAGTGATTTGGACTTGAATAAATGTGCTTCATCACCTATAATGACACCATACTCTTCAAAGAAAGATCTCTCTAGTTTATATACAGATTGCCAAGTTGTAATTGTTACTGGAGCACTATTATTTTTTTCCTTACCCGAATATATACGGTGACAATATGACTCAGCATCCCAACCATAATCAAGAAAATCCTTGTACATCTGCTCTACAAGAGATGTCGTTGGAACAACTAAAAGGATTTTTTCTCCTCGGTCTACATAATATCTCACGAGAGAATAAATCATCAAAGATTTGCCTGAAGCAGTGGGGCTTATCAGTAACTTTCTGTTATGCTTTAGAGCACCGTATACTCCCTCAACTTGGTATTTACGAGGAGTGTGAGAACAAATAGAGTTCATATAATCTTTGACACCCTCATATGAAATTTTATCATTCTCCTCAAATGGAGTTCCATAAAATTTATTATCTTCAAATTTGTAACTATATCCGTAGTTCTCACAAAACTGAACAATCTTATCTAACAGACCAACATAGATCTGTTTAGACCGCATATCGTAAAGATGAATCTCTCCGTTCCAATTCTTTCCACGATACTGTGGCATAAACTTTGCATTAGGAACCTCAAACTTAAAGTGATCTCTAAGTTCATATTCAATATGAGGTTCAGTATTAATTTTTAAAAATACTTCGTTTGATTTAGATATAACAAGATTTGCTGTTGTGTCAATCACACAGATCCATTCATCTACAAATATTTATTACATATTGTCAAACTGATGTTCTAGGATAATTCTATAAAAATTATCCCTCATAGCAATTAAACCCTCTTGTTCATATGGATCTCCACCAGGCCATTTTTCTACAGCTTGAGATAAACCTGAGTGAATAAGACGAATTCCTTCTATGGGTAATTCTAGATGGTAATATCCTTCTTCATCCATTATCCTAGTCCTGCGTTAAACCTCATAAACTCAATTGCGTTCTTGATTTGATAAGTTCTATTAGTTATTTGCTTTAAAATACTTTCAATATAAACAAGCATCGTATCATAGTAATCAATCTTCAGCGAAACTCCTGAGAGTTTTGTATCTGCGTCCAGATACTTTTGCATAGTGTCTTTATCTCTGATTTTTTTGGGAAACGGAGATTCAACATATATTTCTGGATCTGCTTTGCCACTAAAGTACTCATATCTTTCGTGCCGTATATTTTTTCTTTGTTGTTCTGCTTTCTTTCTTAAAAGAAAAATAGTATTATAAATTTCAAAATATTTTGCATGTAGAGAGGGGATCCCTAAAGATTCTTCATGTAGATTGTCTCTATCAATTTTAGAATCTTTTTCCCACATCTCTTGAAGTTTATCAAGATCGATCATAAAGTGTTTCCAGACATATCCTGCATATCATAGATAGTATACTTGAAACTCACGTCTGCTGTAAAGTACTCAATATCTGTATCAGTTGCATCGAAAGTAATAGTTGATAGGGAATATGGAAATACATCTTTAAACATCACCTGAAACTTAGGTACAAGATTATTACTTAGAACTTGTAGTGTGGCATCTGAATAGATATTCTCACCACTTTGTCCAAATCTACTTTTAATTTTTCCATCTTCAGAAAGATCTTTCAACTGACTCAACTTTTCTGGATATCCAAGACCTCTTATCCAATTTTGAATTTCCATATAATTAAATAGATCTTCATCAACTAAAAATCTAAGAGTTAGATCCCCAAAAACAATCTTGTCTCCAGGAATATCAATGTCTTTAAGATAACTTGTTTGCTGAGCAATCCCAAGATCTAATGAAGGAATATTTGCTTGATTACAGAAAAAGGCAGCAGCAGGACTTCTCTTTAATGCAAACTTAAAACCAGTTGGTGATAAGAAATTTCTATTTTCAATAGGAGTTCCAGGACTATCTGCTGGAGATTTTCTAGTTGCCATTACTCACTAACCACAGTTGAATTTGCAAAATGCTTAGGTGCATAAGTCACACCATTTTTAGTAACAGTTGTTGCTTTGACAGCATTGGCATCAGACTCATTTTCATAGATTTTTCTATCCGCATAAGTCTCTGACCAAGTATTGTCACCTTTGTAATATACATCACCAATTGTAGGATTCATGATACTTGAGGTTTTTATATGGTAGGGCATTTCTTTTTATATCTCTACATGATTATTTAGAGACAAAAAAAAAGACTCCCCGAAGGGAGTCTTGTATGACCTTGTGATCAATGAATCACATCAAGTTCTTAACAGTAACGCGACGATAGTAACGGTTGCTGTTAACTCTGAGTCTTCCCAGACCCGCATTTGTTCCTTCTGCGAAGGGGTTAGCAGTAAGACCATAACGGGTCTTAAAGCCAATCTTGGGTTGGAAGCTGTTCTCCCCAACGGCACGAACCATTTGGAGGGGAACATAAGGACAATAGAAGAGTCCTGCGTCATAAGGAGAAGAACCCTTATAACCAACAACGTAGTACTGGTTAGCAGCGACGTTTGCAGAATAAGGATCGATGTAGACACGATACTTACCTTGGAGAACACCAGCGAAGGTGTTACCAGTGTCATCTACTTGCAGATTAGCATTCAGTGCAGGGGTGTAATCGAGCACACCAGCCATGGTCAGTGCAGACGCTACGTCAGCAGAGCACATGATGATGTTGCCCTTCCCTCTACGAGTTCTTTGTGCGATTGCGTTCGCATCTCTCTCGATTTGGAACAGAAGACCTTTGAACTTCTCAACAGACCAACGTCCGTTTGAGTCGATGTCGAGGTCAAACTCACCAGCAGTTGCAACGTTAGTTGCTGCACCAGGTTCTGCAATCTTGTAGATTGTTCTGATGACTTCTCTGTTGATTTCCGCAAGGATTTCAGTAGAGAGGATGTTGGCAAGTTCTGCTTCAGCATTAAGACCGTGGATTGCCTTAAGGTCTTGTGCCAGTTCCAAGGAGTACTCTGCTTTCAGAGCTCTTGACTTGGCGGTTACAGTGACTTTCTCGATTGAGAATGCCATCTGGTTGAAGGCAGTATCACCAGTTCCGCTGAGTGCTTCTGCTTCTGAAGTGGTCATACCCTGACCGACATCATATGCGGTCGAAGATGCAGAACCAGTTGGGTTCAATGCACCTGGGTTAGTACCAACTTGTGCTTGGGTAGTACCCAAACCAGCATTAGCATCGGAGAAACCACCGGTAAGGGTTCTACCTGCGTTCTGACCAGAGAATGAGGTGTCTGCTTCGTCGAAGAATGCCTCGTTGGCGTTTGCCTGTGAGGTGTACTTCGAACGCATTGCGAAGATAAGTCCAGTAGGACCGGACATTGGTTGCACACCTGCGAGGTCATATGCGACCAGGTTAGGCATAGAACGTCTGATCAATGAGATCAGTACGGGGTCGAAACCTGCAACAGGTGATGCACCTGAACCCGAGAAACCAGCATTGCCAGTTGAGGAGGGATCAGTGTTAATATTTGGTTGCTCAGTCAGCATACCACCGTGCTCAAACGATGATTGCTCTCTGAGGAATTTTTCTTGGTTTTCTAACAGGACAGCGGTGACTGCACGACGATGGGGATCAGAGATCTTATCGCATCCTTCATGATTGAGAAGGGGTGCCCACTTATCCTGCAGATGCTCGGATTGGAACATTTGCTTTTTACCTTTAAGTGTTTAGTTTGATTTAATGTTAAATTCAGTTTTTACCGAATGAACCTAACGTTCTCAGGTATGCAGACATTGAATTTGAGTAAGACTCAGATCCAGATTCATCTACACCTTCTGATAGGGTTTCGGTTTTTGCTACTGGTGATTTCTTTTCGGAGAAATATGACTCCTTAAGTGTTTCCAGTTTTTCACGATATTGTACTTCACTTTCAAACTCTACACTTTCGGAAAGTGAGGCGAGCTTCTCTTTCTGGGTCTGTGCAAGACCTTCGGAGACTTGATCCAAGATACCGTCAGCAGTTGCCTCTGAGAGACGACCGTTGAGTGAGATATTCTTTTCAATCTGCTCATTGAGTTTGGTTTCCATATCATCTAGTTTTTCTACCATGCTCTCAAGCACATCATACTTATCTTCAGGGATTGATACATAATGTTCTTCAAAAAGACCCTTCATTCCTTCAAGGAATGATTCGGTCATTTCGGACTTAAGTCCGGTTTCAACTGCGAGTGCATTCTCTTCGAACCACTCGTCAGCAACATACTCAAGATAAGAATCAACACGCTCAGCGAGTGATTCTTTTGCTGCTTCGATTTCCTCAGCAAGATTCTCTTCGTATTGTGCTTCTAGTTCTTCTTTAATACCAGCAACCTTTGCATTGATTGCTGCTTCAAAGATGGTCTTTGCCTTTTCTTTGAATTCTTCGGAGAGTTCTTCGCCACCGAGGAGAGCATTAACGTCCTCTTCGATGTCATATTCGGCAACGGTTTCGGTTTCTTCTTCTGAAACTACTTCTTCAGTAGAGATTTCCTCTTCTTCAATAGTTTCTTCGGTTGAAACTTCTTCCTCTTCCTTCATACCTTTCATGGGATCTGCGGATTTTGCGCCTTTGTTTACAACGTCTTTTACTTGCTTGAGAGTTCCGCCGGGAGTCTTCAGTTTTGCTGAATCATCATCGACTTTGTAATTCTCTGGGGTAGGACCACCAAGATCTTCGTAAGTAGGAGGAGTACCACCTGTAGTAAGCTTAGGCATGGCTTCCGCAGGTTTTGCTCCAGCATTTACAGCTGTCTTGGATTGGGGTGTCTTTACTTCCATTTCTTGTAATTTTTTTCCACGAGACATGTGAACTCTCCGTTTTTTCCGTATTAAAACTATATTTATTTATAAAATTAAAGATTCGAAAGAAAATCATTAAAGATGCTTAACTTTTGTTCGTCAAGTTGCTTTTGATCTACTAACGTGTTAATCTGTTTGTATGTTTTTTCTGCATACTTCTCACGAAGAATGCCTCCATCCCATACCCAATCTTTACCTTCCATAATGCCTTCAACAAAAGCATCAGGTGCAGAAGGATCAGCAACGATATCAGCAGCAGTTGCTAACATAAAATCGTCACCGACAATGTTAACACCCTCACGGGTCTGCTTTAATGAACCAATACCACGAGATGAAACACCAAGTTTTACACCTTCTTCAATAAGTGAAGATGCAATTTTACCCATAGGGGTACTTAAGATTTTTGCTTTACCAATAAAGTTTGATCCGCTTTCTCTTAAAGAAACAATCTTATGAGATACACGATCTAAATTAACTGTTGGTCCATCTGGGTGTCCAAGTTCGCCAAGTGCTCTACCTGACTGAACATGATTTTCATTATATCTACCAACTTCACGGCGAAGTGTTTCCATAGGATACATACGACCATTACGGTTCTTGATGTTTCCTTGAAGGAATACTCCCTCAATATACATTGACTTCTTGCCGTTCTTTTGTTCGACAATAAATTCTACTGACTCAACTTCTTCTCTAATCAGTTTCATCCGTTTGCACCCTTACTTGTTGTTATTTGTTGATAATGAAGTGTTCCAGATCCAGTTCCTAGTGCGGCAACCATAAAGGAACCTCTAAGTTCTGCAAAATTAGTAGAAATTAAAGAGGTATGAGCATATCCAACACCATAATCATTGTTCACAGTAATTCTTGTATTATAAAATCCATTAATACCGGCAGTGTTATTAACTGAAGCAACAATTTTGTGAGTAAAATTCCAATAATCTTGATTTGCTACAGTCAACGTAACGGCATCTCCTGCTTGGAATGGAGAACCAGTTCCTTCAGGAAAATCAATAACAGTTGTTGTTCCTGTTGTAGAAAGTCCAACAACTTTTTGATTTCTACAAGCACCTAAAGTAATAACTTCTTCTTCACCAACTGCAACATAATAATTAGCAGTTGTTGCTGTTGGAAAAGTACCAATGGCAACATGTGCTCCAGCACCAACTGCAACAACCCTCAAAGCATCTGTTTTGTGAAGTGTTGTATCAAGACCTCTACTAGAAGATGATCCATTTATAGGAAGTGCTGAATTAATACCAACAGGGTTATGCGCCATTATTCTTTAAATTTCATTTATAGTAGTTATTTATAAATTAGACACCATCGGTGGTTTCAGGTTCTTCATCTTCAACTTCGATTTGATCCTCACCAGAGAAGACGGAATTTGCCACTAAGGGACGGAATGCATCAACTCTCTCAGATGATTTTGCATAAAGAACATCTTTAAGTGCATCACTGATTTGAGATGGTGACTCATCCGCAATAATCATATCTAAAAGGTCATCCATTTAATTGTATAGTAAACAACTAGATATATTTATATTTCCCCACCTTTGGGCATTTCTGGTGCTTCGGTTGAAGACCCGTCAATGTCAGGTTCCATTTGTGGTTTTCCTAAGTCTGTGCTTGCTTCCGTTTCAAAAGGCAATCCAGTTGCAGGGTCAATTGTTGCAGGATCTGGAATAATTCCATCCTTTATTTCCTTCTTAATTAATGCATCTTGATCAACAATTTCCATATCGGTTTGCCTCAAGATTGTACGTCTAATATAATCCTGAGAATAATACTTACCAACATATGGTTCTGCAGTTTGAACAAGAGCAAGTCTCTCATTCATCAATTCTGCTTCTTTCAGTTCTGAGAAGTGATTGTCATACAAGAAATCATACTGAATGTGCTCACTCATAATCTCCCAATCTTCAGGAGTAATTACATTCTTTAGGATTAATTGGGTCTTCAGCATGTCATTAAACATGTTGGAGAATCTCTTTCTTAAACGAGAAACAAACTTGGTAAACTTCAGTTCATCTCTTAAGATCTCAGAAGATCTCCCCAAGTTAAACCCACCTTCTCCATCCATTCGTGATGGTGGGACGTTAAGCGAACGATAGAGTTTCTTTTTAAAATATTCAATATCAGTGATTTCACCCAAGTTTTGTCCGCCAGGGAGAGTGGTGATTTCGGTTCCTCTTCCACCTTCACGCCTGGGAAGCCAGAAGTCCTCAAGCATTGCCATGTACTTTTTGTCATCACGAATCTCTCCAGTGTTTGCATCATATACGAGTTTGTTACGATATCGCATCATAACATCACGCAAATATTGTTCTGCTTTTTGCTTAGGAAGATTACCAACATCAATGTAGAAAATTCTACGTTCTGGTGCTCTTGATAGTCTATAGATTACAAGACTATCCTCAATCATTCTTAGTTGATTGAGTGATTTAATTGCTTTGTGTAGATATGAAAGAGTTGATCCCTTATTTCTATCAACTAATCCAGATGTGCAATATGTAATTGCATCTCTTGCAATTTTAATTCCTTGATTTGAACTGGACTGCATAGGGTTTCCACCATATGAAGTCTTAGGATTATAAATGAAATACTCTTCAATCTCTGGGAAATCATAATCCATAGGATTAGGATCTCTAGTATTAACTAATTGATTATTTCTACCATCATTTGGTTTTTTCTTTTGTTGACGAACATAACGCATTTTCATCGCGTCAATATATCTCAACTCTTGAATACCTTCTTCAGGTTTCTTTAAGTCAATAATTTTATGGTAATAAATTCTACCGTCAATATACCAATTGCGGTAAATCTCATGTGCCTTTTTATCAAAATCCAATAAATCTAAAATATACTTAAACTCTTTTCTAATCTTAGTTTTAATACCATCACTAGCATTAAGATTTGAAAGTTCAATTTCTACAGGACTGTCGTTTGAATCAGATACAACTGCTTCATTTACAATATCTTCAATTGCACTGTCTGCTTCTGGATGAAGTGACATTTCACGATATCGTTTGATTAAATCAAACTCGGTTTTATATACACCTTCAATGTCAACATGAGTACCAAAAAAACCACTACTCATGTAGTGGTCAGACCCGTCCTCATTATTAGGAGGGACAGGACTGACTGCTGACGGTGAGAGTGGTTCGTTGTCCTCTATTGAGAACCCAAACAGTTTTGCCATTATTATATTGGAACTTTTATTCTGATCTATTTATTAGATCACGCTCCTGGTGTATTCTCACTTCCACTTAGATTGGATGGTGCCCAGTATTGAACTTGGAATTCTACGGTGAATTCTTCAATGGTGTCACCAGTATCATATGAAAGGTCAATTGCGCTGATGTTGGTTGGGAAAATTCCGTAGAACTTATACTGCTTTGCATTTTCCAGTCCTTGACCATCTTTTGCACTAAGTGCAGTTGCTGATCTAGCAAACTGAAGAACTTCAGCATCAACTTGGTAAGAACCCGGATCAGTCGCACCAGAACCATCAGCATACTGACCAACAAATTGCATCCATGCTTCCATGGCAGTGCGAATTTTGAAGTCATTATCATTGATGACTGTTACAGTCCAGGTATCAAATGTGCGGTCTCCAGCAACCTTAAAGATTCTTCCTCTGAAAGGAACATCGATTGAAGCGATGTTAGATGCAGGCAACTGAGCAGCCTTGCAGAGTACTGAAAACTCGTCTGAATCATAATCAGCTCCACCAGGAAAACTAGTTAAGTTTACCTGGAATAGATTAGGGCGTGCGCCGCCGCCCTTTAGAGTTGATTTAATTTTTTCGATTGAATGTGCCATTTTGTGATCCTCCTTTTGTTATTTAGATAATTTTATCAAACTCTACCAGTTACTTCTTCAAAACTGATTCCAGTTCTGGTTGCAACGAAAGTAAGTGTTATGTAGTTGATTGACTTGGCAGGCTTCAGGAAGATGTCTGCTCTAAACTCATTATTATCAATAACGTCAGGAGTATTATTCGTGGTATCGCAGATAACAGAGAATCCATAAAGACCTCTCTTTGCCTGGATATCGCGAAGGTATGGTTCAACAATGTTTCTAAAGTTTGCTCTTGTCAACTCATCATTGAGTTCGAAGAGTTGTGCTTCTGCTGCTCTTTGCAGTGCTTGCTCGATTGTGAGGAACAAGCGGCGAACGTTGATTCTATCAAATGCAGATGCATAACCAAGTGCCGTCTTATCACCGAAGAGGAGTGTTCCTAAACCAGGTGTGGTGATAAAGGAGTTAATTCTTGCAGGATAGAGACGATCTCTTTGTTCTTTATTTGGGTTGTATGCAAGTTTGACTGCATTGTTGATAACACCACGCTGTTGTCCAGCAGGTGAGAACCAAGGATAAGCAGTGATTGATGTGCGATTCATCAAACCAGCAACATCAGCATTCGTTGGAACATAACGGAATTCGTTATTGAACCTATCATACTGATACTTATATCCACTATCAAGAACTGCATAAGAAGATGATGAAAGTGAACTGAAGTAGTTGATCAGATTGTCTGTTTGAGTATTTGTGTTTGTAAGTCCAACCAGATTAGTTCTGTGTGGTCCAACAGTAGCAACACAATCTTTTCTCTCATTGGCAAGAGAAATTATGTAATTTGCTTTTGCTTGTGATTCTGCTTCTGTAGCACAACCAGGACCCATGATCATGTAATCAACTTCAATTTCATCTTTGTTTGCAAAGAATCCATATGCCGTGATGAGACTTGAAAGTTCTGCTTTCATTCCACCAGTTGCGGAATAGTCAACACCACCGGCAAAGGTGTAATTTACATTACCCAGTGCGGAGAACGTTACTCCCTGTGCATCTAATCCCCAGAGACCGTCTCCAGTAGTTACTTGTGTAAATCCTGTAGAGAATCCAGTTGCTCTTGGAGTTGTCAGTTTAACAGTATCAAATCCTTGTGATGGATTGTAACCTGCATAAACATTAGCAGAGTAATCTGCAAGATAATCTTTGTAAAAAATTCTTTGAGGAGCATTTATATTTGAAATTGCATCTCCTGCTTTAGAAAGATTGGTATGCTTTTCAATGATGTTCCCTTTGATTCCAGTAACGGAACCTTTATCATCTACAACTACAACGTGTAGTCCATCATTCTTACCACTTCTATCAGTCGTATAGACGTTAGATACTGGTCTTGGTGCAATAGACTTCCAGAATGTTGTTGCATTTGTAAGACCAAGAGTTTGTTGGTCATACCAATCAACCGCAGTTACTGGAGTATATCTAGTTGCATAGAGTCCTGTGCTATTGATACCAGAATTATTAACAAAATCAAGAGCAACTGTAGTTCCAAATGCTCTTGTTGTAGAACCTTCCTGATAGGTGACTGCAGTTTCTGTAGATCCACCACCAACTGTCTCTACGCGAGAAACAATTTTAACATCGATGGTGCTATTTCCACCAGTAGCATCAGTTGTTACTCCGGTAATAATTCCCTTAAGGAAACCAGTAAATCCGGTTGTTGATCCTGCTCCAGGAACCACTGCATTATTTAAAGCAGCAGTCACACCAAATCCGACTGTTGCTCCTACACCTGCAAGATTAGTGGTTGTGATTCCAATTATTTGATCTGCAAAATCGTCAATGACACATACTTTTAATCCATCCGCCCATGTGCCAGGATTCTTTGCAGCATAAGTGAAGTTGGTAGCAGATTTATAATTCTGCTGATAATCGTCGTAGTTCTTAATTTTTAAAGAACTACTTGAAGCAGAATTAACGCCAGCATTCGAGTTATTGAGGTTAGTATCATCTGCTCTTACTACCTTGAGAATTCCTCCATAAGAAAGGTAATTCGCAGCACTCATCCAATACTCATACTGAGTATCAGTTGAAAGTGGCTTACCAAAAGTATTGATAAGTTCTTGTTCTGTAGTGATATTAATTGGTTCTTCTACGGGACCAATCGCAAAAGGTCCAGCAATAGCACCGATATTATCGAGTACATTATCAGCTCTCCCTACTGTTAGGTCAACCTCCCTTACCAGTACTCCGGGAGATAATTGAGGAGTCGCCATGTTTTGATTCTCCGTGATCTCAGTTTAGAAATATTTATTAAAAAGTGAGTTTTGATAGGGGAAACATGACGTGAACTACCAATCCGGATATTCCCATTCCCTAATCGTTGGTTTTTTTGTTTTCATAATTCTTTTTATAGTACACTCTTTACATTCATATGAATATGATGAAGCGACAGGTCCTCTATCTTTTCTTGTTCTATAAAAACTTTCTACAAGATTTTTTACCTCTCCACAAGATCTACATTTTCTATCTTGTAATAAAAGATGTCCAAGTTTTATTTGACCATCTAGATCCATTACCTATATTCCCACATATGTGCCATGTCACCATATTCATCAGTAAACCATCTATCACCATCCTTATCAACAAAAGTGGTTTCATCCAATCCATCATTTAAAAATCCAAATGGTGCCATGTCCTGTTCAATTTGATTCTTCTGCTCTTCATATAATCTCTTACGAACATCTTGATCAGTAAGTTCTTTAAAATAATCTGATTGAACTAACCATGCATAGATGACTAAACACATTGCAAGGTCATCATTACATCCTTCTTCTGCCTCAAAGGAATTGTGTTTTGAAATAAATGTTGTCAACTCAGAGATAATTTCATAATCATTGAAGATGAGTTTATTCTCTTCAATCATTGTCTTCAAATTCAAAGACCCAACTTTTTTAACAGTCTTTGACATCTTGACACCCAACTGAGTTTTCTTGCCAGAAAATCCTTGACCAACAATTTGACCTGCTCTACCTCTCATAGAACACATCAGAAGATTTTGATACTCTAGATCATACTGAATAATACTTGCAACCTGGTCTCCAATATCATTCACCTCACATAAGATAAACGCACTATTGTAACTCTTTACTACTTCATATATGACATTAGGAAATAGCATTGGTTTGATGTCATTGTTTCTATATTTTGCAACTATCTTATGAGGAAATTGTGTTATGTCAAAAACAATGAAAGCAGAATAATCTTCTCCTACTCCTCTTGCAACGTCAACTGTACAAACATAATCATGATCTTGTAATGGTTGCTCATATACATCCAATCCAGCATTTCTAGTAATAGGATTATCGTAAATTAAAGTTTTTAATTTACTTGGAGCAATAAGAGTATTGACAGATCCTAGAAATTCACACTCAAACTCAACTTTGAATTGTGATTCTGAAGTATTAGCAATTGTAGTCTCTTTCCACTTAGTGTCTCTACCTGGTACTTCAGACCAGTGGACATCAGTGGGTATATATTCACTCTTACCTTTCTCAGCATCATGCCACATACGGTAGAAATGATTCATACCGTGTGGTGTAGATACAATGATTACTTTGGTGTTTTTACCAGAAGTAATAGTAGGATAAACAGATGCAAAGAACGAGTCTGCAACATGGTTTGGAACGAATGCAAATTCGTCGAGGAAGAGGATATTGAACGACATGCCTCGGACAGCACTTGCAGACGTAGAAGCTGCCAATATCTTACTGCCATTTTCTAACTCCAGAGATCCCTTATTCCATGCAATAATACCCTGCTGCATCCATTTGGGCAAGTTCTCATATGCAGTTTGTAGTCTCCCTAAAAGTTCTCTAGCAGTTGCTGCTTTGTTAGCAAGTATGCCAATATTAACAGAGTCATTGAATACCGCATAATGAAGAAGATAAGAAACAACTGTAGTACTTTTGCCAGTTTGACGGGGCATTTTACAGATGTTAAATCTATTCTCATGAAAATTATTAATTAACTTTTCTTGGAAATGGTATGGATGGAATTGTGTCAGTCCTTCATCAAGAGAAACAATTTTTATGTAGTTATTAGCAAAATAGACAGGATCTTCTTTGCATCGCATAAACTCAAAGATTTGCTCTTGAGTAAATTCAATGGGAGTATTTGCTTTTTTTAGATTAGGATTGCCAAGATATACATTATCACTCATTGTCTATAACCAATAAATCAAACATTGATGAAACAGTTGCGTTACTTCCAGTATATGTCCTTACTTCCAAATCAGTTTTTTCTGTGAAGTAAAGAGGAATACTATAAGTTGTATGCATGTTACTATTATATAGATTAAGTTCACTAGCAACTCTAAACACTCCACCAAAAGATCTTTGAAATAAACGAACTGAATTTTCTTGGTTCTTATTCATCGTTGCAGCAAACGATCTCAAGTATCCACTCTTACCTGCTGGAATAGTATAGAAAGCAACCTGCGACTGTCCCATTCCTGCTGCAATCTGACAGGTAACTCCTACACTATGAGTAAAGTTAATGTCACCTACATTATTGTTTCCATTGTTGCCAGTTAAAACAAATGATCTATGAGTTCTCAAAAAC